AGCGTAAATGTGGAATGGCCATGTAGAACCTTGTTGTACACCTGTTTTATATCCAATAACCTCGAAAAATACGTCACTTACTAATGTACATCCACTAGGTGTGTCACAAAAAGCTTCATTATCAGTGTAAACTTTAACACTGATACCGTTTGTGTTTTTAGTTACATTATAATCGGCTTCAAATCGATAATCAAAATAATCGGTAACGGAACATTCATTTGGACCTAATTTTACAGATGAAAATTTAACCTTTTCAACGTCATTTTCGTCAATAAATGTTTGATATTTTATTAAAGGTATCGTCTCGGAAAAATAAGTTTGTCCTGTGGTTCCCGTAAACGCAGAATATGGTACATAACCGGCACTATTTCTTGTTATAGTGATGTCTGATATTAATTCAGATAATGCGTTTAACCATAAACTTTTGATTTGAGTAACATCAGGTTCAAGATAGGTTTTGTAATCACAAATTAGAGACAAATTAACTGTGTCTCCACTTGTTACACCACTTGTACAACCTGTAAATGGTTGTGGGTCGAATAATTTAGCACTGTTAGAGGTGTTACTTGTTCCACTTAGGATTACATACATTGAAGATGTTAATCCAGTGTAGTCTGCACCACCGTAAATTGTCCCATCTATTTCAATAATAGGGTAGTAGGTTACTCCGGTTAAGTTTATTAACCCTCTAAAATTATTTTCTTCACCTAAAATATTTTCTAAATCCTCTTCAATAATAGTTTCAAAGTCAGGATAAAGCTCTTCAATAAATTCTAATGGTTGACAATCGTATCTATATTGATATTTTGGTCTACCGAATATATTGTTTTCAATTAAATTACCACCTGTCCATAAAGTCGTTGATGGTACTAATTGTTCAACTAATTGTGGCCAATAAGGTGATAATTTGTTTACAAATTCAATAACATTTATTTGATTGTAAGGGGTAAAACCTGTGGTTTGTGAGATATAATCTTGAAAAACATCTTCTAATTGTATGTAATTCTTTTTGTATCGAATTTTGTTTGAATTTGTTACAAGACCATGGATAAATGTGTCTAAAAATTCCGCAAATGTTTTACCTGTTTGTGGTAATAAAGTATTTGAACCAAAACTTATTAATAATTCCCTACTTTGTCTATAGATATCATAGTCAATACCTCTTGCTGGTGATATGTATATACCAATATTTTTTCTATTTAAAATTAGTAGATAATCATCCTCAATCGGTTTACCGTTACCATTATCAATATCGGGAACTAACTCATATCCTGTATCTAATCCAGGTAATGTTCGGTACAGATTAAAATAATCTTCACCATATGTGTAACCCTTGTTTTTTGTTTTAATTGATTTTGTTGTTCCCGTTAATGTTGAATTTTCAGAATCCAAAACAAGAGGAGAACGATGTGATAAAGTAATATCGTACCAACCAGAACCTTTTTCAAAAAATATTCCTTCGGTTGCGTTAAACGCTCTTCTTGGTAAACCCGTTAATTCATCAACAGGGTAACCATCTCTATCAAAAGTTGTTGATGCGGAGTATGTAACATTGGTATATGTGTAACCTGTTGTATCAAAGGTTGCGTATGAATACGTTTTGTTACCTTGAATCGCATCGTATATGTCTTGTTGTAAATCAAAACTAGCGGGGATTGATGTTACTTTATAAACGTATTCATCAATTCTAATTAAAGGTTCAGGTGCACCTAAGAATTTTAAAAAGAAATCAATAGAAGACCTAGTACCTTTTGATTTATAAATGTGGGCTAAGTTTATTAATAATCTTCTATAAAATTCATATTCAGCTTCGACTAAATTTGTACCTGTAGATACACCATTGTAATTTGAATCTAATCTTGAATATAGAACATCATTCAAACTATTTTCGTCAAATAAATTTAGTGTTGATAATCCTAAATTCTCAGCTAAATTCTTTAAAAGTACATCTGGTAAATTATTGATACCGTCATAACTAACATTTCTCATGTAAGCTATGTTGTCAATATATTTTTTTACACTATCAAAACTCTGTCCATATAATTGGAAAACACTTTCGGCTCTTTTGTCCTCGGTGTCAAATTCAAATAACTGAGGTGCCGCCAAAAATCTAACCATTAAATTAGATTTATAACCATCTATTTCGTCCGCAATATCTTTTAAGTGGTTCACATAGATGTCATAATCAAATCCTGTGATTTGTATATTATAACCATCACTTGAAATCGGCCAAGTTAAAACAACATCAACCAAGGACGTTTTTGTATTGTCTTGGGTGTCTCTTGGAACTTTAAATGTTGAGGTGTAAATTGGATTTGTATCTCTATTTAAAAGAGATTCCTCTAAATCATCTAAACCTTGGAAGAATTCTTCCACTAAACCGTCATTGGGTCTTATTAAAAGATTACTTGAATAAGTTGAACCTGTGAACGGTTTACCATAAACCCTCAATAAAATTTTATTATCCGTGTTTGGTTCGGTGTATTCTAAAATAGGGTATGGTGTGTTGTCTGTAACAACAACATATTTTGTGTAAGAAGAGTAAAAATTTCTTAATTCATTTTCGGTCTCTGGTTTAATTACCGAATTCGGTTCAACAAAAACTAATTCAAATGGATTAAAGATTTTACTTCTCTCAATGTAAAAAGTTGTGGTATTGGTACTATCGTTATATGTAATTCCACTCGCACTAAAATTCGATACACCTATTGGACTATCTGCCAATATGGAAATAGCACCGGGGAATTTATTAATAATTTTAGTTAATGAAACTAAGATTCTACTTCTTAAAGAACCAAATAATGATTTATCAGCATATTTTTTATTTCCCTTAAATCTTACCTCATCCGTTCTTTTTTTTCTTGGAGTTGGGGATGTTGTTTGTATACCCTCAACCTCTTTTAAAGTATCTAAAGTTAAAAATTGAGAAAATGGATTAGATGTAAAATTCTTAGAATCTTTGTCAGGAATAGACTTGTCGAGCGCAAATACGGTGTTGGTTAGAGCGGACGACCCATCGGTTATCTGTCTACCAACTAAGAAATCACTAAATGTTTCCGCCCCGCTTGACGCTTGACTTGGTACTTTCCTTTTTGCCATTATTCTGTTATAGTATCAAAGTTTAAGGTTTCATCTACATCATTTCTTTCTTCACGAATCTCATATAATGTCTCATTAAATTCGTCTTTAACTTCGTAAAGATTGTATTGTCTATAGATATTATTGTTGTTGTCATAAATGGTATAGATACCTTGTGAAACCGCCTTACTTTGATTACCATACAGAGCGTGTGCCAGTGTTGAAGCGTCGTGTTCAACCATTTCAATCTCTATCGTGGTTGGATTTAAATATGTGTTTGTTAAAATGATTTTTTGTGATGGTACACCAATAAATGGTACTGTATTTGGCTTGTTAGTGGGGGCTGAAGATGGAGTTACTGTTAGGAACATTAAATTCGTCGCCTGTTCACTATATTGATATCTAATCGCTTTTTGTGACGTACTTGTTAAATTTGAAACGATTGGTGTACAGTAGAAAGATGATGTAACAATTCTATAAAAATTTGGTATTTTTTTATTGTCAGAAGAATTGATGTATTCTATTCTATATCCGACTAATCCTTGTGGTGTAAATTTATTTCTATCATCAGCAGGGACGTTTGATAAATCGATAACCAAACCTCTAACTGAAGGTAATGATGCTAAAATTCCACAATCGGTAATACTTGTTCTTATCTGTTTTGGTCGAATGTGTAAAGTATAAACACCTAAATCCGCAAAATCATCTGCGGTTAGTTTTAAATTATACAACCCACCTAAAATTTCGACATTTGGAGCTGAGGTGTCTTCCGTAGTATCTGAATTATGATACACGGGTGTTAATACCTCAACTGAACTTAATTTTTTAAGTGTAACAGTTGATGTGCTATTTCTATCCGAAACATAGTGAAAATAAATTTCAACATCTTCCGGCGATACATCTGATGGTCTAATTATACCGTAACTACCTACTGCCATGTTTTTTTAATAATAAATATAAAATTTATTGTTTTCTAATATTAAAATATCCATTTCCATAAATTGACAATTCTCCCGTGTTATCAATTTCGGATAATCGTAATGTTTTTTCCATAACTCCTTGTTTACCTCTCTCTACGAAAATATCCGAATAAATTACCGGTTCGTCAATGAATCCTAAGAAATGTTCGTTTCT